GAGTCCAAGAACAGTTTTATTTTTCTTCTGAGTGAACTCAGCAGAAAGCTCATCTGCCCACGACTTTACTTCTTCATCAACGAAAGCAGAGAAATTTTCAACATCCAGAGCATCTTCTTTTACATACTCATTGAAGTCGATCTGCTTCTTGATACGATGATACAGACGCTCAGGAATGTCACTTGCAGCAAGTTTAACATCAACAATAGAAGCAGCCTCAGCAGCCATATCCTTCTGCTTACGGATCTCTTCAGCAGCTTCCAGTCTTGCAATGCGTTTCTCGTTCTCTTTGTCTTTCTCAGTCAGATCCTTCTTCTCTTGTTCCAGAGCATCAACTTTCTGTTTCAGATCCGCGTTCTCTTCCTTCAAAGTTTTATTCTCTTCAGAAAGAGCACTTGTTGCGTCATCCTGAATCTGTTTGAACAGTTCAGGGAACTTTTCCTTCAGTTCTTTCAAAGTCATAGACTTCCCTCCAGTTTTGTCATTGTCATCATCAAAATCCTCTTCTTCTTTCTCAGTCAATGAAAATACTTCAACTTCAAACTCCTCAGTCTCATCAGAAAGAGATGCAATAGATGTATTAGGATCAGCTCCAAATACACATACAGATGCTTCTCTGAGAACACCTTCTCTAATAATCTGAGCAGGTCCTTTGAGTTTATAACCATTTACTTCAGCTTTTCCATCTTCAGCCACTTCTTCAATCTTAATAGGACGAATTGAAATAGAAGCCTGGTACGGAAAACCTTCATCCAGATTCTGCACAAACTCATTCGCAACATCATTTTTCAGCACTTTGATCTTCTCAAAGTTGATCTGATTCTTATCAAAAGATGGAGGCGTATTTGAAACTCCAATCTTTTTATCAATCCGATGTTGCTCAAGAATCGGAATCCTCTTCTGAGCGCATTTGACTCCAGATACATCTATAGCAAGATCACCCCAAAAGAGAAAATCCTTAATGGGCTTGCCACTGTATGCTTTCATAGAGAAGTAACGATTACCGTCCTCATCTGCATCCGACAACTGGATGTCAACATCTTCACTGAAGCATAATGCCTTTTTAGGGATCTTCAGTTTCTTTGTCTTCACACCGCTCACCTCCTCTTCACTTTGATTGTTATTGCCAACCTTAGAATTCGCTACTTTGATTGCCTTGCTTTCACACGCCTTCTGCTTGCCTCCATCTTTAAGGCACTGTTCAAGGACCGAATTGGCGATTGAGGCCCATTTTTGAGCCTGTTGTTTATTAAGTCCCTTTTTATGTTTCTTTGCATCCGAGGCGCTCCAGGGGCATCACTGCTTTCCTTCACGAGAATTTTATTTATGTTGTACTTGTGTAATATGTCCTTTACTACGTGGAGGTGTGCATCCTCCACGTCCTTTATTTGCACGAGTGCCTTTTCCAGAACCATCTCTTTTAGGCACTCCCGGCTGGCTTCTTTTTTGTGCCATTTTCTTTCTTCTCCTTGGAAGGTTCAGCTTCCTGTTTCTCCTGTGCAGATTCTTGATCAACTACAGATAACGTTTCAGGAAATTCCTCATCCTCCATAGATTTTTCTTTTCTCAGCTTACCATAATTTGGAAAACCAAGTCTACGTGCAATCTCCCGTCTCGGGATTCCTAAAGTATCAATAATTGATGCATGTTTTGATCCAAGAAATGCTCTTGCAATGGACTCTATATCCTCAAGTCTTGAAACTGGCAGACATATATCCACAAGTTTATACACCTCTTTCTTCACACGACCATAAACTGGTTCTCCATTTTCAAATCGAATTGTTTCCCTTATATACCTGTACGGCTTAAAATCTTTCTTAGCAACAGAACGCAGAAAAAAGATGGGACGCCAGAAATTGTATTGTAAAAATAATTTGAAGTAATGCAGTTCATCATTTATACGATCCCCCTGTGGTCCCTGAGATGCTTTCACAGATGCGTATGTACTTCTGTAGTCACCAAGCATTACATCTTGAGGCTTCTGTAATCCAGAGCTTACCATCTGCATAATATCTGTATCTTGATCAGATATATTAGGCAATTTCGGATTAGCCACATCAACAGACATACCGGGGGGAAGTACAAGAGTTCCACCAGGATCTTTCGTCTGCATTACACCTGTTTTTTTACGATCTTCTTCAGACATAGCAAGCCATCTACGAAAGGCTTGCGTATCATCAATTTTAATTACCCAAAGATATGCACCGCTTGATTTCTTATGATCAATTTCATATTTTTTTAAAGCTTCATAATAATTCACCCATTCAATTGTAGTACGTATATGTGACACATTGCGTTGAGTGAGAAAACCACGATTCCAGTGAACAATGAAGCGGTAGTATCCATTAAACTGTGTATATATTGGATCATCACTTTTACTTTTCAGTGTCTTCTTCACTTCATATGATGGGTGATTTTCAACTTCTTTCTCAAGCTCAGGATAGTACGCTATATTAATAGATGGAATTAAAACTGTGTTTGAGTCAGTTCCTTCTTTTGTGCGGGTTTTGAACTGTGCATTATAAAATAAAGGAAAAGTTTGTTTGGTGGGATGAAAAATTATTCCAGATCCATTATCTCCACCACCTCTGATTGTTCTTGGTGATATAAAATCAACCTCAACAAAACCATCAGTATGCAGTGTGTACATTAAAAAAAGCTCACCCTCGATCTCAGAACGCGCTACAAATTTAGGAAAGCTCTGATACAAATCATTACGGGGATCTTCCATGATCTCATCAACAGCAGTTTGGACTTTAAGATAGTCAGAACTAAATCCAAAACCCCATCCTGCCATTCTGCCCATAAAGTCACGGACATGAGAATTAATCTGTGGATTAGATTCTGCTTTGTCCCAACATAGCTTTTGAAGCTCATGTAGATCATGAAGATATTCAGAAGAGACTTCAGGAAAGCCATCAGCATCCACAACACGCTCTGTCGCTCTTCCCTGTGTAAAAATAGGAAAGGAAAAGGACTTCAGCATATCATCTGATAATGTATCGAGCAGATTTACAGCTTTCTCATCTGCAAGATTGAGTGTTGCGTCAGCCATTGCTTCTTACCTCTCTATAGTCTGCATGATTGTTCTTATTGGGAACATAAATCCCAAAGAATGAATTAGCTTGTCTTTCTCTAAATGACTCCACACCGTATTCTCTACTTCCATAGAGTCCCCAACCAAGAGAAAAAACAGCGTCATCTTGTACGCCAAATCGTTCATTCTTTTGTGGACTTCCGTACCATTTCTTTTGGGGATCATAATCAAACATCTCCAATTCTTCCCAAAGAATATTGCTCTTATTAACACCTGATATATAAATGGCGGGAGATTTAAAACGTCCGTTGCGGACTGCGATAAAAAGCTCAGAAAAAGCTTTCTTTTGAAGGTCAAAACTTGGATGAACAGCCTCAAACTGAATTTCATGTTCCTCACACCAGGGAGCTAAGTCCCAAGCTCCCCAACGCTCTGAACACAATGTGTCAATTCCATCAAATTCATTATAGACTGTTTTCAACTCCCTTTTAATACCTTCCAGTGTAGCATCTTCAACATGTGCAAGATGAATAAGAAAATAAAGGTATTCTGGAACCTCACTCTCACTTCCGATGTTATGTCTGGTTCGACTATCTGTCAATCCCTTTGCTATGGCAGTTACAATTGTACGTGCAGAGGGACTTTTTGCCATAGGATCTGATCTATCTATTCCAGCATGTATGCTCCAATACGTATTGTACTTTTCAGTAAGACGCCCCAAATCCTCAATTGTGGCACAAGCAGGAATTGTGGACTTATGTAATTGGTACAGATGATCAGTTGGTAAAAGTTTACCCTCAAGTATTCCGAGCTTCTTTTTTGTTCTCTCAAGGTCTTTAACAGCAGTATGTCTTCTTCTTCTCTTTGCTTGCGGATTGCTGCGCTTGTCTCTTGCTTTAGCTTTTGCATACGTTTCTGCGATCTCATTACAAATGTTTAATACGCCACCATCATCAAGCTCTTCATTGCCCTTATCATTTATATAGCCATAATAAAAAACTGACTTAACAAGTGACTCAGAAAATAATTTACCACTGTCAAGTTCCCATGAGTTTCTGAAGTATCTGTCAAACTCAGCAGGGGGATATCTGTGCCTAAAAGATTTCAACTGCTGATTATCCATATGGGGATGCCAGTATTCTTCTTGCACAGCATTAGGAGCTGCTCTATGTGAAAAATACAGCAGTTGATCACTTCCAGACATAAAAGCTTTATACAGCTTGTACAGAATATGCTCTTTTGTAGAAACAGTGGAGTCGATTGTACCCAGTGAATTGATGATGTTACGGGTTGAGCCATCAAGCTGAACAAAGAACTTCGGATCTTTCATGTCAAACATTTCTGAAAACGTATATCCAGTAATATTGGAAACAATGCCAGAAAAGCTGGAAATAGGCTGAATAGAAGATGTGATTTCTTCCATACTATTTTTTAGAAACAGTTTGCCGTGCTGCACATTGTTCTTACCAATAATATTAAGCAGCTTCGGACTATTTAAAATGATGTTCTGAGAAATATCATAATGCACAAATCGTGTCTGATCCTTTGAAAGAGCACCAAACACGATCAACTGACGAGGGAAGCAGAAGAATTTCCATAACTGTAAGAGAACAACCACAAAGGATTTGCCCTCACCACGGGGCCAACATAATACAATAACCTTATGCTTAAATTTTCCGTCCTTCATCGCAAGCGCAGGACGTATCTCATTCTTCTGCTGTTCCCAGAATTGTTTGAAAGATTTACCTGTAACAGGATCAGGTGTGTCAGGAAGTTCTGTCGGATACATCCATTTCTTCATCTGAGAATTTCGTATGGGGATCTCAAACCGTACGTTCTCCTCAACAAACTTAAAAAAGCCATCAGCCCCATTCTGATATATAGGTATACGTGATACGTCAAGACGTTCCATACTTATTCTTCCTCATCCTCACCAATTAAATATTCTTTTCCTATCATTTTAAGTTTCTTTCTCCGAAGCTCCTGTCTCGCCTCTTCTTTCTTCTTCTGATACTCGCTTACCTTTTTCTTCCGCTTTTTCTTTTTTTTCTTCTTCCGTTTTCGCTTCACTCTCTGCGGTTTCTGATCTCCGTACAAATTATCCTCAATCTTATCAAAATCTATTGCTTCACCATCCTCATTCTCATCCTTAGACACCATTGTACTTGCAGCTTTCTGTGCAGCTTCTTCACCCATCTCATGAAACATCGCATCTACATACGCAAGATCCCCAATCTCGCCAGCTGATTTCTTATTCTTCTTTCCAGGACCATTAAATTTCGACCACACGCTTTCAATCGTTTTCACAATCTCACGAATTTCCTTATACACGGG